CGCTTCCGCTTCCTCTTGCGTCAATACTTCTGAGGCCGCGGGCATGAGATACTGAAACGCCACAACGTCATTGGTTGCGATGTAGTAGGTCATGGCCGCACGTTCGTCAACTTCCAACTGCGGGAACAAAGCCACCAGCGCAGTCACGTCCCGCTGTGGGTGTACCGGAATCGTCAACGTATCGTCACCGACCACCGCCCACTGTCCTGTAGTTGGGTGTTGGATGGTGGCCAGTAGCTTGGTGGTCACGTGACCTGGTGGTTGCAACACCTTCGGAAACTTCAGATTGTAAAGCTCCGTACTGATGCCGTCAGCGCGTTGCTTGCTGGTCAAGTTCAGGCGCGCGGTGACTGGGAGGTATACGGTAGCCATTAGGTGTAGATGCTGAAGTGGTCGTTAATGTTATTCTCGATGCCGGTGCGGTTGTCGCCTTCATCGCTGTTCCACAAAATCAACTCTTGAAAGGAACACGCTGCCGTCGGCGAAAATGGGCCGTCGGTTCCGTCATTCATAGAGCCTATCATATATTTCACTCCTGTTGGTAGAGTCGTATTTCCCGTAGCCGTATTCAGTGCACCGCCATCCACTGCAAGCTCCATTCTTTGGTTACTGTTCGTCCAGTTTTGCCAAACCAAAGTTTGGCTGGCACTATGAGCTCTATCGACCTCAACTGCTGGGTCTCCTTGGGTGAAGGAAAATTTGCTACCGTTATTTGTGTAAAACACATAGAACCGCGCGCGGCTGCCTCCTGAATTATTAAGGATACCCCACATATACTGGGTACCGCTGACAGGCGTCGCAACAAACTGAACCGACTTGTCCGATGCAGTAAATGTCGCATCACTCAATAAATAATGATTGGTTCCATCAAAGTCAACCGCTGGCTTCCCGTTCTCGGTAATCACCGCCGTACCGTTATATATCTGCGGTTGGTTTGCTGACGTGCTTTGCGTGGCGTTGTTGCTGTTGCCGCTTTGGTCGTACCAAGTAACTACGTAAGCATTTGCTGAACCTGCGTGCGACGCTATGGCCGATGAATCAACGTTACCATTCCCATCGAACCCGATGTCAGTTTCTGTGTTGCCGCTGTCCTCGCGGATGCGCATGCAACTACCAGTGTAGTCTTTGTCTAGCTTGCGCACTGAGTACGCCGCCGCCGCGCCTGGGTAGTCGTCAAGCAACAAGTCGCCCGCTGGTGCGCTCGTAGTTCTTACCATCTTCAGCGACAGCGGCAACGTGCCGCGCGTCTCTGCTGTGGCGTCGGTCTCACTTAAACCGGCAAGTAATGCGGCCTTAGCTGTGGCAAACGTGGCGTTGTCTGCTGGTTGCGTTGTGTACTCTGTCCAGTCCACCGCGGTGTCTGGGTCCGCGTCAAACTTAGTAGCGTAGAACAGGGTGCGGTTAATGGTGTCGGTCACTCCGCTGTCACTGGTGGCGCTCTCTGCCAGTCCGTCGCCGTCAGGCCGCGCGGTGTAGTACAGCTCTACGTTGGCCGTAGCTCCTGCGCGTTGCGTCTCTGCCTCCGTTGAGTAGCGATCGTGATAGCTTACGCCGCCCGCGCTGATGTCTTCAGGTTGCCAGCCGTTAGTGGTGTCGAATACCAGAGCTTGACCGTCGGTGGGTGTGGTGCTGGCTACGTTGCTTAGGTCGCTTAGTACGCTTGGGATGGTAGGCAGTCCGGTCAAGTCGCTGTACTCAATGCCTGACGTGGACCCGCTAAAGCTTACCGTGCTACTTGCGCCCGTGAAGTTTACGTCAGACGTGAACCGCGCCTCATACACAAAGCTGATTATGACGTTGCCGTTGGCCTGTCCACTGATGATCATGGCTGTGGTCTCGGTATCGCTTGCGCCCGCGGCCACGGAAAAGGTCAACGTGCCTGGGCTGGTCTGCTCTGCCTTGATCAGCGTACCCGTACCGCCACGCAGGATTGCGTTGGTGGTGCCTACGTTTAAAGAAGGCTTGGTGTTGTCGTCTACGTCGCTGAAGATTCCCAGCTCGTTCCCTGCTGAACCTTTAATGATGTCCAGGATGTTGGTCAAGTCGCCGTCAATGCTGGTGAACTTGCCGTAGATTGTTTGAGGGTTTCCGCTTTGAACGTTGAGGTTGGTACCGTACAGCTCAACGATACCGGTCAACGCATTGACGCTGGTTACACCGCCACCTGTGTTCAGTGTGGCGGTGTTTCCGTCTATGGTCAGAGAACCATTCGACACCACAACTTTGTTGACCGCGCCTGTCGGTGTGCCGTCAAGCTCCTCAATGGTCCACGTGTTGCCTGGGAATGTCGTCAGGACGTTAGCCGTACCGGTGCGCTGTATGCGCACGTTGTAGGTATGCTCCAAAACGTAGACACGTTGATCAGGGTCAAACTGGATGTCTGACGTGTCAAAGTTGATAGACTGAACCTGTACGCCGCTGATAGTCCCGCTCTGCCTATCAAGCGCACCACGTACCGCAATACCGAGATCCATAATGGTCTCATAGTTGTCGCCTACGCAGAACAGCTCCACGCGCGCGGTGTCAACCTTTGATGTGCTGGTCTTGGTGTCGCTCGGTGTAGTGTCCACCACCGTGTAAACCACGAACGGAGCGTCAGCATCTTGTTGCGCCAGCTCTGGATAGATGCGGTCCGCGCATATCGCGCCCACGGTGCTGCTGTCTTTAAGCAGCTTGTATATCGCCTTGCCTGTTTCCATTACAGTTTGAATTTATTGAAGACTGCGCGGTACTTCATGAGCATCATGCGCTCCATCATCGGACGCAACCGAGCCAATGACGGTGCAATCTTGTTGTAATTGGGACTGCCTACGCTACGGTTACGCCCGCCAACGTGACCGCTTTCCACAATGCCCGCAAACCATCCGTCATTCTTTGGGTTGCCTCCAGCACGTGGGCCGATGAACACGTTGATGCGACTGCCGCGGCTGTTCTTTACGCCGATAGATCGCCGCAAAGTGCCTGGTGCAATGTCATAGTTGGGACCATCGGAGCGGCGCACCTGAAACACGCGCTTGCTTCTCGGCACCTGCGGCTTGACTTTACGTGACGCCGCTTGTGCAATCTTCCTGTTGCCTTGGCGCAGTTCCTTGGCCATGACTTTTGGGAACTCTCCAATGCGGCTTATCTGTTTCATAAGCTCATCAAGGCCCTCAACTTTATCTGCCATCCGTCCCTTGTTCTTTGCAGAAGATGCGCATGCCATCGCGCCGCCCTATCTCCTCAAAGCCAAGCACTTGATACTCGCGCGTCTCAAAGATGATCGTGTCATCCTGCGACATGGTCAAGCCGCTTGGGTCGTCGGTTGGGTTTGGGTGCCTTACAATGAAGTTCACCTTACTCTCTGGAAATACCTGATACGCCTTGATCGTCTCGCCAGCACTACCAGCAAAGCGCACCTCCGCCCACATGTTGGTGTCTGTGGTGGTCGATACCGTAGGCTGTCCGTAGTCGTCTTGGGTTAACGTCTCTTGCCTGTAGGTGATGTATCTGTCTCTGCGTCCTGCGTTCTTCATGGCTGGTAGATTATGCGGAACGGATTCAACAGCGCCTCCAAACCAAACTTCAGGCGCGTGGTAATCGTGCCAATGACTTCTTCCTGCCTGTTTTCGTACATGTGCGCAACAAGCAACCGAATAGCTTGCAGCACTGGCGCGGGCATGGTGGTGTGACCTGCGGTGAAGCTGACGACGACGGGCATCAAAGCGTAATCATACACCTGCGGATAATCGCGGAAAGCAATGCGCGCAGGTTGCGTAATCTCATCGGAAAACCAATTTGTGGCCAGTAGTGTGGACAGGTTGGCGTAGGTCTTGTCCTCTGTCGTCTGGTACTTCACCTCAGTGATTGAGATAACCGGACCGATAGGAATGTAGGAGTTGTAAAAGCCTGGCAAGTACCCGCGGGCGGTGTAACTGCCCAGCTTGATGTTGCAGTGTTCCTCTACCCAGCTGATGGCGGCTGAACGTAGCGCGCTGATCAAGGTGTCTTCTGCTGTATGTGTTACGCGCAAGTGGGCCTTTAAGTCAGCAACCGTGATGATTGTGTCTTGGTCTACTGCGCTGCCTGTTATCTCTACTTGCATTCCCTAAAAATAAGAAAGCCCGACGTGGTGCCGGGCTTTCTCTGAATATGTAAACGACAGCTATTAAGCGTTGTCGTGGAAGGTGTACTTCGCGCCAGCGTGGAGCACTGCGGCGTCAGCGTAGCGGTGGATAGAAATGCGCACCTGGTGGCTGAGGTCCATGGCGTAAGGGTTGACCACAATGTCAAGTCCTCCAAACAAACCGAGAACGCCCGCCATGTTAGGATCAAACATGATCAAAGAACCTTCACCTGTCAAGTTAGCTGGCAACAAATCGGTTACAGCGTATGGATAACCCAAAGCGCTAAAGTTGCCGGCACTGCTACGGTCAATGACTGCGTTAACTCCTGACACCAGTGGGTCATCAGCGAGAATGCCGTGAGCAACACTGTCAGCAATCACCTTGACGTTGCGCAAGTCAACACCTGCGGCAATCAAAGCGGCCTCACCAGCAATCATGCCCGCGGCGCTAACTGCGTCGGTGTTGTCTCCGTCGCCCGTTCCGAAGATGGTATCAAACACAGCCTTGTCAATCTGACGGTTGAGCTGTGTAATCATGTCATTCGTGATCAACTGCTCAACAGCTGGTCCACCTTGCATCATCAACTGCTCAGTGACAGTAACAAACGCACCGTAACGCGTAGGAGTAAGCTCACGCTTACCCACTGCGCTGGAAGCGTTTGACACGTCAGCACCCTCAGCAGCTGATGCGATAGTAGCAGCAGCGGTGACGATTGG